CTTTGTGGATACCGAGGTGCGCACTGAGCAGGGCAGGCTTCGTTCTACAGCTACTGGGCCTACGACACTGGATATGGGCACCCTTGACTTTGTAGGCCGTGAGGCTTTACTAACTGGTGCGCCAACGACACCAGATTGGTCTGATGGAACTTTGGTGAGTCCAGGCGAAAAATACAAATATCAGCAAGTTAAGTTTAAGAGCGCAGCTGAGGACTTTTATAACTCGGTAACGGTTAAGCCTTTAGGGCTGGCTTCACAAACCACTACCAGTGGCACTACGCCAATTTATTCTTATGTTGCTGATAGTTATGACGTCAGCACTTCTCAGGCTTTGTCGTTGGCTCAGTACATCAGGTTTAAGTACGACACGACTAACAGCACCCCTCGAGAGTTGGGTTTCACGATTAGCCAGCAGAGTGCGTCTGGCGCTGTTTTATTGCTTAATTTGGTACAAAGCTTTCTTGGCCTTGAAGTCAATATTGTGCTTCGTGGTGTTCGGTATTTTTGTGTGGTTGAGGGTGTCAATATCACTGCCAGCCCTGACGATACGCGCATTCTGTTCTCAGTTTCGTCTAACGAGACTAACGACTATCTCATACTCGATAATGCTGTCTATGGCAGACTTGACAACAATAAGTTAGGATTTTAACTATGGCTATTAAGACTTTTACTACGGGTGAGGTGCTGACGGCTGCCGATACGAATACGTATTTGGCTAACTCGGGGCTGGTGTTTGTGGCTAAAACAACATTCACTACATCTTCTTTGCCATTTATAAACGGATGTTTTTCGTCTGAATATCAAAACTATAAAATTACAATGAACCTCTCCACCTCGGCTAGCACTACTGTTCGTTGGCGGTTGCGTTACGGTACCAGCACAGTAGAAAGTGGCGCGGTGTATGACCGTTTCGGTTTTAATGTCTCGGCTGGTGTAATTAGTAACGATTCTTTTACAGGGGGTAATAGTTGCCCTTTGGTTGGAACAGGGCTAGGGGCATCAAATGTCGCCCCAGTTGTTTTAGATATTTTTGCACCAAACGAAACAGTGAACACTGTCTCTTTGCCTCGGTCTTGGAACACATCGTCTGGGGCTAACCAGTTTTTAAGTTTAAGAATGAATACCACAACCGCATATACAGGATTTGAGATATTCCCTGATACTGGGACTATTACGGGCAGTATTAAAGTTTACGGATACAGGGATTAAAGCAATGAAAAGACCAAATATTACGGGTTATGACTGTTACACAAACGAAATTACAGACCGTGAAATGACCGAAGAAGAATACCAATCGCTACTGGCTACGGGTTGGACAGAAGAAGGCAAAGATGAAACGCCTACTGCTGATTAGCGCCACCCTCATAGCCCTCACAAGCTGCGCAGACCGTGAACGCCTCAACTGCCCACCAACCAAAAACAAAGCCCTCTCAAGCGTTACCAACACCATCTCACCCGAAACAACAACAGCACCCCGATACGGAGAAGGTGGCAAATGCCGATGAAACCTGACAACAGACACACCAACGAAGAAATCAAAGCCCGAATAGTCATGATTGTGGCTATCGGACTAACGCTGTCATTCGTAGGTTCAGTGTTCACAATCCTCTACGGACTGCTATTTGTGACCCAGCCTGAAAAAATGGCCGAACTAGACGCAGCCCAAATATCAGTGCTTAGCAGTATGTTGCTTACATTGTCCGGCGGCCTTATTGGCTTGCTGGCAGGCAACGGCCTCAAAGATAAACCGAAAGACCCCCAATGAAAACAACCGTTTACACAGTAGGCGCTGTTACACCAGTGCTAATTCACAGCACCAGTTTCGGCAGCCAAACCATCTACATCCAAGCCACCACAAACGACATCCACATCGGCGGCTCTAATGTGTCAGCCACCGACGGACTAGACGAACCTAAAAACGGATTTCAACAGATATTCATGGATGAACAAGAAACCCTTTACGCTATTGCCAGCACAGGAACGGCCACAGTAAAAGTGCTGTCCCCGTCTAACTCATGACCGCTCGCAAGTACCCTTTTTATCCTTCGTGGGATGGTGGCGCAACGTCACCAATTACCAAGAAATTCTACGATTTGTGCAAACGGCGCTGGGCATTCACCAACCTTGGTATGTATCAAAACAGAATGATGAGAGGGTCTAAAAACTTGAGTGTGCACGCTTCGGGCTTCGCGGTCGATATGGGCTTCCCACCAACTCGAGAAGGCAGAGCCAAAGCCAAAGAGGCATGGACATGGCTAGTCGAAAACTCAGAAATTCTCTTGCTGGCCGAGCTGCATGATTACAGTTTTCGCAACCCTGCACAGCCTGAAACAGACAAAACCGCATGGGGTAGGGGCTATCGTTGCAGTCGTGGGCCAGGGCAAAAAGGCGTCAAACTCTTTAATTCCAAAGACAATGCCGGCACACCAGGTGGGGCTTGGCTACACGCTGAAATCTCTAACGAATGGGACAGCGCGGAAGAATTTGAAAAAGCATGGCGCGCACTTCCTAAGCCATAAAGGATTCCCAGACATTGTTTGAGCGGTGCTGGGGCTAGGTGGTGGGTATCTTTGTTTCCATTGGGATATCCACCACCGCTTTCTAAAATTGTGTAAAGTAACCACCGCTACTCAAATAGCAGAAAGTCAGAGGAAACATGACATACACCGACCTACCACTATTCAGGGCTACAGACCCTGAAACGTCACGGCAAGTCAGCCCAATCAGGGTAGGCAGCCATCGCGCTTTGCTTCTCGAGCAGTACGCCACAGCCACCCTTGGCCTTACCGATGAGGAAGCAGGGATGCGCGCTGCATTGGCTGGCCATGAAATTAGGGGCTACTGGAAGCGCTGTAGCGATTTGCGCACAATGGGACTGATTCAGGATTTAGGCATCCGTAGAACGCTCTCAACAGGCTCTCAGGGCATTGTGTGTGCTGTCACACAGGCAGGGCTAGACATGGCTAGGGGCTGGGCATGAAAACCTACAGCCACGAGCAGATGGTCATAGCCGTGCTATTCGGCTGGTGCCTATCCTGGGCATATTTCAAGCTCGCCAACCGCTACTGGAACAAGTGATGCTTCCCACATGGGGCTATATCGCCCTAAGGTCTAAAGATAAGAAAACCATGGTGCAAGTATTTACAGACTTGTCCACAGGCCTGATTGTTTATACCCAAGTCTGCCAACGTGCAGAGTCTTGGCATTCATGGGGGCCGCCTACAGAAGTTGAGAGAGTTGATTAAGAAACTCATGGCACTATCGCTTATCCTCGCCCTATCCACCCCAGCCCATGCAAGTGCAGCTGCTAATTCATGCCCACAATGGGAACGCCTACTGGCTCGGCATTTTCCAGCCAAGGTCGTGCCGGTCATGAGCAAAATCGCCTACAGGGAAAGTCGCTGTACTGAGCGCGCACTATCCCCAGTGCGCAAGTCCACGGGTCGCCCAGATGTGGGACTGCTTCAGATTCAAGGGTCGTGGGCTACTGTGACACGGGCTGTCTGTAAGAAACAGGATGTAGTCAAGGCACTGCTCAATGCTGAATGCAATGTCAAGGTCGCTGGCTACCTATATCGCAACGGTGGCCTTGGTCACTGGCGAGCAACATCAGGAAAATAACAAAGGAAAAACAATGGAAACATCAACAGGTGAACTAATCGCCAAACTAACTAATCTCAGCCACAACCTGGCACTCGAGTTGCGATTCAAAGAATCAAGCCTCGTACTAGAAGCTGTGGGTGCGCTTCATGCAATCCCAACACTGGCCGAAAAGGTGCGCGACTCTTGGCACCCATCACTTAACACCAGTGGCCCATCTAAAGGCCTGAACTATCTCAGCACAGTCAAGTTGGCTGACGATGAGTGATTACACCCACAACGATGACGTGGCAGACCTTCTCTATGCCCGTGAGCAAGAAATCATTGTGCTTAAAGCAGCTCTTGAGTATTGCAACGCGGAACTAGACCGCTTAGAGAAAGAGCTTGCGCGTGGGCAGTTTTAACCTCGACGATTACGAACCAGTAGCCAGCCGTTTAGACCGATTCCTCAAGGCTCACCCTGATGCTCGTGTCATTACTGATTTAGTGCATTACCTATCTGACATTGCCGTGTTTAAAGCTGAGTTATGGCTTGATGGTGAAATTATTGCTACTGGCTGGGCAGAAGAAATCCGTGGCCAAGGTAACGTAAACAAAACCAGCCATCTTGAAAACTGTGAGACAGGCGCGGTAGGTCGAGCACTTGCTAATGCCGGACTATCGGGCAGTGACTTTACTAAACGCCCAAGCCGTGAAGAAATGGGCAAGGTTGTGCGTATGCAGGGCGACACGCAGATTACTGAGAACAGCAACTTGGCATCAGACAAACAACAGAACATGATTAGGGCTGTATGTAAGTCAATGGGCAAAGTACCGCCAGCCAATTTGCAGGCCATGACTAAACGCGAAGCCAGCGCCTACATTGACACGCTTAAAAGCGGTGAGCAGCCAGCGCCACAGTACGACACACCAGAAGAGCCGTTCTAATGCTGACCGTTGGCTCACTGTTCTCAGGCATAGGTGGATTAGACCTAGGGTTAGAACGTGCCGGCATGGAAGTTATTTGGCAATCAGAAATTGACCCTTACGCTTGCAAGGTTTTAAGCAAGCACTGGCCAGCAGTGGTCAATCATGGAGACATCAAAACAATCAATTGGGGAGACATTGTTCGACCTGACGTCTTATGTGGCGGTTACCCCTGCCAACCATTTTCCACCGCAGGAAAACGAAATGGAGAAGATGACCCCAGGCATTTATGGCCCTGGGTCAGAGAAGCCATTAGCGAATTACGACCTAAATACGCAATCATGGAAAATGTGCGGGGACATCTCACTATGGGGTTTGATAAAGTCCTTGCCGACCTTGCCACCATCGGGTATGACGCACAATGGCAAATTGTTTCAGCTGCATCAGTTGGAGCGCCACACAGACGAGACAGGCTCATTTTCGTGGCCTACCCCCAGGGTCACGGGCAGCGGCGAGGACATAGAAAAAATTCAACAACGATTTCAGAACGGCCTTCAATACAAAAAGCGCTTGGAAGAAGCAGTAGCACTATGGCCAACAATGACAGCGAACGGCATGGGCTCAACTGGCCACAGGGCGCTACTGGACAAGCGCATATCTTCTGGGGATATAACGCCAGACGAGAAGCGACAAATGACAGCCGGACATGGTGGGAGACTGAACCCGACGTGGGTCGAGTGGCTAATGGGGTTCCCGCTCGGGTGGACAGACTTAGAGGACTTGGAAACGCAGTAGTGCCACAAGTAGCAGAATTAGTAGGCAGGATGGTCATTGACTATGACACCAATCTCTGAGGCGTCATTCCTGCAGCAAGTAAAAGCCCTGGCCTACATACATGGCTGGGATTGCCATCACGCAAGCCCTACACAGACCGCTAAAGGCCGTTGGCTAACCTCAGGCGCGGTTGGCTTTCCTGACCTCGTGCTCTGCCACAAAGTAAAGGGCTTGATATTTGCCGAGCTTAAAAGCGAAAAGGGCAAAATTTCAGATGCACAGGAACATTGGCTCGAGATACTTATGCCTCATGTTGAATGCTATGTATGGCGACCTTTTGATTTAGTAGATATTGAAAGGCGCTTAGCGTCATGTTGATAGTTGCCTGGTACCTACTGCTATTGTCCGTGGGCATTGCCATCATTCAAGGCTTACGCAAGTAATAACCTCTTACAACTAAATACGACCATGGCCTCGTACGGGATTGAACTGTGCAGGAATTAACACCTGGGGACAGGGGTAGTGCAATGCGCCCCAATACTTGAGATGACTCAACGTGAATAGCAGTGGGGGTCAGTCATTGTTCAGCGTTCCCTAACGACATAAAAGGCGATTGGTGTCCACCCTAAACAGTCCGGCAGCCAACAGCGCACAGCTGTGAAATGTGGGGGGCACAAACACCCGAGACCCACACACACACGAAAGCAACCGCAGCGAAGCAAGGGCGCTAGTAGCATCACAAACAGACCACCGACAAGGACACCCACACATGGCAGGCAACAGAAAAATAACCCCCCAATACAGAGCCAACAGAGCAGCCCTTATGGAAGGCCACCCTGATTGCCACTGGTGCGGTAAACCCTGGGACAAAACATTCCAAGCCGACCACATACTCGAGCATGACGCAGGCGGTGACGACTCATTAAGCAACTTAGTGAGCAGTTGTGCGCATTGCAATGCAAGTCGCGGAGCGCGCTATGTAAACCTAAAAACAAGCGCAAGACAACAAGCCCGCAACCAAGCAATGAACGCCGCACCAAAAATTACCGAAAATTTACAAAATCCCATTTTTTTAGCAAACGAAGTCACCCCGAGCAAGCATTTAGACTCTGTATCCCCGAAGGCAGAACTGGCGAGAACTGGCCAAGACCAGGCGGACTACTCGAGGATTGGCAGGGTTCAGCCCAGATTGGAAACTGTGCGTAAAGGGAATTCTGTGTATGCCCAGCTGGTGGTTGATTTTGCTCACACTTATATGCAGGTGGATTTAATGGACTGGCAGGTTTACGCGCTTGAAGGTTTGTTTGAGGCTGACCCTGAGACTGGTGATTTGATTAACCGTGCTGGTCTTATTTCGGTGGCGCGTCAGTGCGGCAAAACCGTTCTTGGCCAGGCTGTTCTTGGGGCGTGGATGACGTCTATCGCAAAGCTTCGTGGCAAGCCACAAACAGTGGTTAATTCGGCTCATGAACTGACGCTGGCTGTGCGCCAATTTGAAATTGTGGCCCCTATTTTGGCTGAGTATTTTGGGGCAACATTGAAACGTGCTTATGGTCGTAACACTTGTGAGATGCCAGACGGCTCGCGCTGGCTCGTGAAGGCCGCCACGCCATCAGCAGGTATGGGTTTATCTGCGCTGTCGATGACCAAGTGCTGGCTCATTCTTTGCGGCCAACTATGAAGGCTCGAAATGTGCGTACTGCTGGCGGGTCGCCAATCATGATGATGACTTCCACTGCCGGCACTGAGGCTTCTATTGCCATGCTTCGATATCGCGAACAAGGGCTACAGCTGATAGATGAAAAACGCCAGGGCAGTTTTTACTTTGCGGAATGGTCGCCACCACCTGGGGTGGATGTCATGGAAACCCGCTGGTGGGGCTGGGCTAACCCTGCACTCGGCCAGACTTTGGAACTTGAGTCACTGTTGTTGGATGCTGACCACCCAGACCGCTCATCATTCTTGCGCGGGTCGCTTAACCAATTTGTGAATGCTGACGCCTGTTGGCTGCAGCCTGGACAATGGGATGCTTGCCTGTCAGATATGGAAGGCCCAGAAGGTGGCTGGATTGCGGTTGATTCATCGCTTGACGGGTCGCGCTATGTCGCTGTTCGCGCAGCTGTAGATGACGTTGGCGTTGCTCATGTCAATGTTGAATTTGTGGTTGGCTCACTG